ACTTCGACGCGAGCAAGAATTTCTATAAGATTCTTTTCCGTCCTGGGTATTCTATCCAGACTAGAGAATTAACACAAATACAATCTATTCTACAGAATCAGGTTGAAAGTTTTGGTAAGTATGCTTTTAAGCAAGGAGACTTAGTTGTCCCTGGCGAGGTTGGACTTAACACCAAACTAGATTACGTAAAACTATCTTCTGTATCAGAAGTTGCTGTCGAAGAAGATGGTGATATTGTATACAAAAAATACGATATCAGTCAACTAATTGGTAGACAATTACGCGGATTAAATTCTGGAGTGATTTCTACTGTTCTAGAAACAAAGTTAGCAACAGAAACTACTGCTGACACTGTTTATGTAAATTATTTGAATAGTGGTAATTCTAACAACGAATCAAAGTTTCGTCAAGGAGAAACTTTAGAAGTTGTTGATGGTATCAATACTCCATTATTAGTTGTTGGAACTGACGGTAGTGTACTTCCTACTAGTATTCAACTTACAAATCCAGATACCGGGGACGTAACTTCGATTGAAAGTCCAGCAATGGGATTTGCTTCTGCTGTAGAAGTAGAAGAAGGTATATATTTTGTAAATGGATATTTTGTAAGATGCAATAAAGAAATTCTAGTAATTGATGATTACTATGATAGTCCTTCTTCAAAAGTAGGATTTAAAATTCTAGAAGAAATTATCACCCCAGAAGAAGATGCTAGTCTTTATGATAATTCTATCGGGTCTTCTAATTACACTGCTCCAGGAGCACACAGATTAAAAATTTCATTGAAATTGGTTAAGTTTGAGTTAAATCAAACTACAGACAAAAACTTTATTCAACTGCTTACTACATTAAGAGGTGCGGTACAGAGAAAAGTATCTCCAACTAATTATAGTTTAATCGAACAAACTCTTGCACGTAGAACGTTTGATGAGAGTGGAGATTATGTTGTTGATAACTTTGACATTGATGTCAGAGAATATGCACAAAAAAATAAAAATAATGGACTTTATAAAGAAGATGCGTTTGGACTTTACAATGGATTAACTGAGGTAGAAGCATCGAGAAAAATGCTAGCCAGTGTCAGCGCAGGTAAAGCATATATCAAAGGTTATGAAATTGTCAATAAAGAGACTAAGTATCTAGAAATTAATAAAGCAAGGGCAAGTCTTACTAGCGATAATATTAGATTAAAAACTAAGTCTCTCCCAACTTTAAATATTACTAATGTATATGGTAGCGTTCCTCTCAATAAAGAAGGAGCAGATCTTACTGCATATCCATATGTTAACTTATATTCCACATTTATTGACGGGTCTGTAGGATTAGGAGATTCAGAACTTCCTACCGATCACAGACAAACCACAAATAGAAGAGGAAAAGTTTTTAGTTCTGATGATGCTGTAAAAACTATTATTGTTGAAGTAACTAATACCACTCAACCTCTTTCAAGTATTACAGATGCAAACTTTGATACTTTACTTGATGAAGTTTATTTTATTAAAACTAGAAATGATTCTGGTGTTGCAACTTCCGTTTCATCAGTAAAAGGAATTGCTTTTGCAAAAGTAAACAAACCATTAATCAATGCAAATGATTCTGTCAAGTTTTTAGAATTAACAATTCTTGGCAAGAAAGATGATCTAGATTTATTATTTGTTGAGTATGATTTAGGAGACTCAAATTACCAAAGGAAAATTTTTACCGCTAGTGCAGATGCCTCTTCTGATGCAAATGAACTAGGTTTTATCGTAGATTATAGTGAGACAATTACACCTATTATTGGTAGAGCAAAACCAAACAATTTTGCTCTCAAGAAAAAAGGATCTGGATTTAATAATGACTCTGACATTATTCTATCACAAGGTCGTCAATCTGATGGATCTACAACTTATAATGCTACATTTGGATTATCTTACTTCGATCCAGAATTTTTCACCAAAATTTTATTAGATACTGTCCCTACAACAGGATCATTTGAAATTGGCAAATATGTATTTGGTTTAAAATCTGGAGCGTATGGAGTTGTTGAAGGTAGTCCTTCTGGTGTATATTCCACCGGAAAACTTATGTTCTTAAAAACTTTATCTGGAAGATTCCAATCAGGAGAATCTATCAAAGATGAATCTGGGAATGTAGTTAAAATTGCAAAAGATAATACAGTATCTCATTTTATTGTAACAAATCCTGGTTTAGGATATGCAGATAATTCAAATATTGTAGTTAATGGAGTTGAATATGATAACTCTGTTGTCGATCTAGCAAGATTAAACAGTGGTGCTTTCTACAGAGCAGAAATTAAAAACAAGTCTGCTTTATCTACAGAGTATGCACAACCACCCGCAATAACTGTAAAACAACCCGATGGTTCTGCAACACCTGCTCAAGGTGCAGTTATTTTAGCAGTTTTAACTAGAAATGCAGTAACAACATATACTCCCCAAAATATAAAATCAGTTTCTGCTAAGTATGGATCTGCTGGAGAAAACGTATTTACTGCAGATGTTGTAGTTGATGATGCAGAATTTGCAGAAATTAAATCTATTACTGATTTCACTTTCTTTGGATCTAAAGGATATAATTTTATTGAATCCACCAGTTTCAATGCAGATGCTAGCAATGTATTGCAGCAAGGAGATATTATTCAGTTCTCTGATGCAGATAATAATTTAGTACGTTCTACTATTCAATTTGCAACAATAAAGCAAGGAGCATTTAAGACTAGAATCTATTTGGATACAATGCTTCCTGGTGATGTTGCTAATACCAGTATTGTACGTTTGCGTCCTAGAGTTGGAAATGCAAATCAAGGAACTCTAATTTATCCAACTGGAAGCAATCAAATTAAACAGATTGCTGCAACACCAGAAGAGACTAAAATTAAGTATTTCTTCCGTAGAGATTTTGTAACTACTGCATCTACTGGTGGTGGCATCATTACCTTTGCTGCACAATTACCATTTGGCACACAAAGATTTGCTGCTTTCACTGAAGAAAATTACATTATCACTGTTCTAGATCCCGGTGATTCTCCCGCTGTGCATACTGGAGATATTGTTTATATCGATAAAGATGCAGTAGAAATTAGTTCGTCTACTGATACTAGTAGTGGACTTATTGCAGGAAGCATTAGTTTACAATTACCAACAACATACTTTGGAACAATTCCATCAAATGGAACTTATCCGAAGTTAAAATTGACTGCTACATTAGAAGTAGAAAATGCAAAACCAAGACTAAAAACTTCTATAGAAAATAGGAGAATTGTAATTACTTCTAGTGGTGATAGAGTAATTCCATTCAGAGGTGTTAATTACGATAACGAAGTGGTTGAAACACTTTCTTATTCTGATGCTTACAAACTCAAATATGTTTATGAAGGTAGTGCTACTCAACCACCCCAAGCAGACTCTGCTGGAAATTTAATTTCTGGTTCGGATGTCACAGACAGATTTACATTTGACAATGGTCAAAGAGACACTGTTTACGATGTTTCTAGATTAGTTCTAAAACCAGGTTATGAACAAACTACTGGACAACTCCTCATTGCTTTCGATTACTTCGAGCATTCTGCTGGAGATTTCTGCACAGTTGATAGTTATATTCATGAAGCTGGTGTAACAGAAGACGAAATTCCATCATTTAATTCATCTGTTTATGGTATTGTCAATCTCAAAAATATTTTAGATTTTAGACCTAAAGTAGATACCACTGCAACTATTGCTGGTTTCCAAGATACAGCGTCTTTATCAAGAACGGTTGGTCCATTTGCTGGTTCTGGTGCTATTGTTGCATCAAGTCCTGCATCTGATTCTAATTTAGAATATACTTTATCGTTCAGTCAGATTCAATATCTAGATAGAATTGATGGTGTATTTCTTAATAAGAATGGCAAATTTATTGTCAAGGAAGGAAATTCCTCACTCAATCCATCTAAACCAGATCTTGTCGATGATGCAATTCCTCTTTTCTATGCATACATTCCTGCATTTACACAAAATAGCAAAGATGTAAGAATTACTCCAGTTGATAATCGCCGTTATACAATGCGCGATATTGGTAAATTGGAGAAGCGTATTGAGAGACTTGAGTATTATACTACTCTCAGTGTTCTTGAGCAACAAGCTCTCAACATGCAAGTTAAAGATGAAATTGGATTTGACAGATTTAAATCTGGTTTCTTAGTAGATAATTTTGAATCTCACAGAACTGGTAATTTGACATCTTTAGATTATCAATGTTCTATTGATTCTCAGCAAGCAGTTTTGCGTCCACAATCAAAAGAAGATTCCTTCATACTTAAAGAGGTAAACACTAGAGAAGATCAAAGAGTTGTTGCTGGATATAAAAAATCTGGAAATGTAGTTACTTTACCATATTCTAGTTTAGAATTTATTGGCAATAGTTTTGCATCAAAGACTCTGAATCCAAATCCATTTGTTGTTCTTCAATATGTTGGAGATTCTGTTCTCTCCCCAAGCATCGATCAATGGTATGATACTACAGAAGAACCATTAATTGTAGATACTAATACTGATCTATACAAAATTTTCTTATCCAAAGAAAATGTGAAAGAAAGTTTTTCTAGTTTGTATAATTCTTTTGTAATTAACTGGGTTGGTTCATCACCATCATTCTCTTCAATTAATTCTCTTGGCAATGTTAATAGTCAGGATGCTCAATCAAAAGTAAAACTAGCATCTACTGCTAGCTCTTCAAACATCAGTCCAAAAAATAATGATGTTGCAAAAGGAGTTCAAACTAAAACTGTAAGAGGAAATGCTGTATCTTCTGCTCTACAATTTTTTGCTAGAAGTATTCCAGTTAAGTTTGTTGTTAAAAGACTAAAACCAAATACAACTATTTCTGTATTCCTAGAAGGTAGAAATATTAGTCGTTGGGTAAATCCAGATCTTAGATTTACTGGAATTGCTGGTAATTCACCATCTGCTTTTAATGGACCAGTAACTACAGATAATGATGGAAATGCTAGTGGTATAATTATTATTCCTGCTGGTCTTCCGCCAGAAGAAAATACAACTTGGACTGGAGACGTAGATACTATATCATATGATTCTTCAGGAGAAGAAGTAAAAATTGCAGCGGGTATCAAAACATTTAGATTTACATCTAGTTCTACAGATGAAGACAAATCTACTGTAGACACCTACGCAGAAGTTAAGTATTATGCAACTGGTATTCTACCAGAAAATCCAGGAACAATTGTTTCAACAAAACCATCTTTCTTTAAAGCAAATGAAGGTGTGCAATTTGTAGATAGCAATACTGACAATCCAGTTCGTCCTAATCCATTAGCACAAACTTTCAAAGTTGAGAACTACGAGGGTGGAGTATTTACAACTGGTATTGATCTGTACTTTAATAAAAAGAGTAATAAAATTCCAGTCAAAGTATATTTGACAAATGTTGATTCTGACAAACCAGGAAAAAATATTATTCCCGGCACAGAAAAAGTTATATCCCCATTTACTTTCCTTAAAATTTTTACTAATGGTAATGTCAATATTACCCAAGGAGAATCAATTACTGGTTCAACTTCTGCTGCAAGTGGTCCTCTTGCCAAAATTATTGACAAAAATGGTGTTGACCTGGTGCCTTCATCTTCCGGAAGGTATCTATTAACAAATGAACAAGTTTACACCATGGTTTTAGATAACCACAATGGTCGTTCATTCAATCAAAATGAAAATCTAATTATACCATCAGTAATTTTATCAAATAATACACAAGGAACAAATTCTGTATTAACTATTGCTAAAGATAGTGGAAAAGTTTCTGCTGTTAAAATTTTGAATCCTGGATTGAATTATGATAGCGCAATTATCACAATTGAAAGTCCACAACTTTCTGGTGGATCGGTTGCAACTGCACGAGTAGAAGTCTCTGGTGGTAAAATTTACAACACAGAAATTTCTCTACCTGGTTTTGGATATACAGAACCACCATCAGTAGTCGTCAGAGGCGTTGGAAATGGCGCTGGAGGGTGTGTTATTGAGACAGAGATAGAGATTGACACCCCAGCAGTTAGAATGGGCGTAGCAATCGATTCTGAAGAGATTACAGACTCTACAATACCAACACATTTTGCTTTTGATTATCCTGTATATCTACAGAATGATACTGAATATGCTCTTGCTGTTGAAACAGATTCAACTGATTATGAACTATGGGTGTCAAGACTAGGTGAAACAGATATTGCTACAAGCACAGTTATTACTACACAACCTTCACTTGGTTCTGTTTATAGATCTCAGAATACTGAGAATTGGACAGAAGATAATTATGAAGATATCAAATTTAAAATGTATAGAGCGGAGTTTGATATTACAAGAACTGCAGAGTTAATTCTTACAAATGAAGATTTGGGATATGAACTTCTACAGAAGAATCCATTCCAAACCAGTGCTACAGCAAACACAAATGCAACTTCGTTGTTGTTTAGAAACAATAACAATATTGTACGTGTCAATCATAGAGATCATGGTTTTGAAACTCTTGGAAATTCCTACGTGTTCTATAGAACAGCACTAGAAACCGGTGGTATAACATCTGATGTTTTAAACAATACATTATTCCAAATTTCTAATAGTGGAGTTGATACGTATGACATCACATCATCTATTTCTGCTTCTGGAAATATTATAGGTGGTGGAGATAAAGTTTATTCTTCTTATAATAGAAAATACGAAACTTTATATCCACAGATGCAATATCTATCTTTTACTGGAACTAAGATAGAATCTATGGTAAAAACTACAAATGTTATTCCAGTAGATGGTTCTAAAATTAATTATGATTCATATGATCAATCTGATTACGAAAAGACTTTCTTGAATGAACCACATTATTTTACCAATCAAAAATTCATTGCTTCAAATATCAACGAAACATTAAATGACTTAACTAATTCTCTGTCATACAAACTACAACTATCTTCTACTGTATCTCATCTATCTCCTGTTGTAGATCTTTCTACAAGTAGTGTTAAAACATCTACTAATAGAATTGAAAAAGCAACAGGTCAGGAAGATCGTTATGGTAGAAGAGATCAAGTCATTGAATTCTTCCCAATCTATTCATTTACTGTTTCTAACATCACTGGCGTTACAGTTCAAAATGATCAAGCAATTGAAGGATATAGCTCTAAAGCAGTCGGTAAGATTGCAAAAGTTGATGGGTCTACAGTTTACGTAAAACTTAAGACTTCTCAATTCTTCCAGAAAGGAGAAAGAATTACTTTAGGTAATCAACCAACTCTGGTTGAAACTGTAAACGGAGAAGAAGTTCCATTAGCAATTGTTGATACAAATCCAATTCAAAATTTCCAGGAAATTCCTGATGCTTCTACAATTACAGCAAGAAATCCATCTACGCCAACAGAAACTTATGATAATGTTATTACTGGTAAAGCAGTAATTTGGAATGACAGAACACAAGAATTGACATTAAGAACCGACACTCAACCTATTGCCGGAGATTTTAATGGAAGAATTCAAGATAGTGATTCATATAGTAGGAAAGCACAGTTAGTTGATCAAGTTTCTGATATTTTCCGTGTAGGGGATATCGTATCCTATCCAAACCAACCTGCTGATGAAGCCTTCTTCTTGGAAGTTGGCACTATGACATATAGTAGTGGTTCTGAATTTGTTTCTGAACTTACTTCCAAAAATAGTTCTTCTATTGCTAAGTATATTACAAAAGAAGTTTCTATCTCAAATCCAGCTACTGCAATTGATATACATTTAACTTTAAATACCAGAGATCTTTCTGATATTGAAGTTTTATACAAATTCAAAAAAGCATCAAGTAATGAAAATTTTGAGGATATTGATTGGGAATACTTTAATGGCACCGGTCAACCCGATTCTCTAGAAATTGCTACTCCCGAAAATAACATTTCGAGTATAATTGAAAAGCAAGAATCATATCAGGATATTACTTACAGCGTAGCAGATCTTCCCGAGTTCTCATCATTTGCTGTCAAGATTGTTATGAAAGGAAATGATCCTGCATATGTTCCTAAAATTCAAGATATTCGTGCAGTTGCTGCTTTCTAATTTCCGCGTATGTCATATATCAAAGTTGAAGGGCATGATGGTCTCGTCAGAGATGAGACCACAGGTGCCATCTTGAATCACAGCGATTCTGCTATCCAAGCAAGACGCAAGCAACGACAACTGAATTCCGCGTTGGACGACATAAATATCTTGAAGGATGAAGTCTCTGAAATCAAATCCCTACTTAGAGAGTTAATAAAAAATGCCAGCAATTAATGTCGCTAGAACTGATACTTTTGAAAAGCAAAGGTTAAAAATTAACGAAATTGGTTCTCAAATTTTTAGTATTTCTGAAGGTGGTAGTGATCTATCTACGGGTATTTTAAAACTTGGTGATGGGACGAAATCTATTCCTTCATTATCTTTTACTTCTGCTGCAGATTTAGGTTTTTATAAATCTGATATTGGGAGAATAGGAGTTGTTTCAAATAATAAAAACATTATTGATTTTGAAACATCATTAGTTCAAATTTATAAAAATTTTACTTTTACTAAAAAAGAGTTAACTACAGACGGTTTAGTAAAAACCAATTCGGGATCTGGTTATGATTTCGGAACATATACTGATATCGCACTTCAGGGTGGATCGGGTGCTGGTGCAATCATTAGTGTCGATGTTATTTCTTTTAATGGAACCATTACTAATAATGGACTTAATTACAATGCAGGATCATTTAACACTATTACTATAGTTGGGGGTAATGGATCTGGTGCTACTGCAAGTTTCTCTGTTGATGGGATTGATGGACAGATTAGTAATACCGGATCTGGATATACTGATGGAAATTATACAGATGTCCCATTGCAAGGTGGTAATGGTAGTAATGCAACAGCAAATATTGATGTAGGAGAAGGAGAAATTGGGCAATGTGAAATTGTTTTAGATGGTCAAAATTATATTAATGGTGATGTATTAACTGTCAATGCAAGTGATGTTGGTGGAACTGGATCTGGATTTCAATATACGATATCAACAACACCAGGAACAATTCAAAATTTTGTATTTGAAGATCAAGGATCTGGTTATCAAGAAGGTGATGTACTAAATTTACCTGGCAATATTACTGGAGTGACTGGTAATACAAATGGACAAGTTGCTGGAGTATCAACAACATTAAGTGATGTATCTGCAACAATTACTGTTGCATCAACAACGGGTATCCTCCCTGGAATGTCAGTTAATACTGAAGATGGTTCTGTTGGAAATTTAGCAGAACAAACCACAGTTCAATCTGTTGACAGTGCAACTGAAATTACTTTATCTACAATACCAAATAGTCCTGGTGCAGCATCTTTATTATTTGCTTCTATTGGCGCTCTTAATGAAATTGTAGTTAGTAGTGTCGCTGGTCTTGTAGTAAATTCTACTATTACTGTAACTTCTGGAACAGGATCTATTCCAGTATCTTCTGTAGTAGATTCTATAAATGAAGAATTTAATACAATTACAACTAGTGAAGATGCTACGCAAGCTGGTCCAATAACGTTATCATTTACACCACCTTTTGGTATAGGGACAACTGCATGGTCTTACACAGTTGCGGATATTGGAGTAGTAGATACATTTACCGTTACTAATGGTGGTATTGGTTATGATGTTGGAGATCAACTGAGTGTTAGTAATACTCTTCTTTCACAACCAATTACATATACCGTAACTGCATCTAATCTAACAGAAATTATTTTACAAGGAACAGTTTCATCTTCAGCATATACTGTTGGAAATACTATCACCATTACAACAGGTGAAGGCGCTACAGATACTATCATACGACAGATTTATGCTAGTGGTGGAAATATTGATTCAATGCTAGTTGATGTCATTTCAACTACAAATGGAGATTCTATTTCTGGTGGAAATACTGTAGATACATCTACAGACACAAAAAGATTTTTTATTGATACTGGCAGTGGAGCAGTAATTACTCCAGATATAACATTGTATGTTGGCAGTAAATATATTTTTGACACAACCCAGTTATCTTCACATGCATTTTTATTATCAAAATTTAGAGATGGTTCTTATTCACCAAGTATAATTACAGGTGTTTCTACTACACTTAGTGATTCTTCTAACCAAATTACAGTAATATCAACTACCGGTATTTTGGCAGGAATGTCTGTGTCTACTGCAGGAGGCACAGGTTCTTTAGAAGGAAATACTACTGTTGCATCTGTTATTGATGCTACAACTATTCAATTATCTGACATACCATCCGTAAGTGGAACAGCAACTTTAGATTTTACCGGAAATACGTATGAAGATGGTGTTCAACTAACAGGAAGTGGATTAGAAATTACTGTTAATGAAAATACTCCAAGTCTGTATTATTATTGTGCAAACCACCCAGATATGGGCGGCAAAGACAATGACGAATCTACAATTACTATTAACCAAAATAATCCAAAAGTATTTGGTAGCGGATTCTTACTAACATCCAACGAAGTTAATACACAAGATATTATTAGCAACAATATTGATACTGGAACAATTGAAGCAATTGCATTTACAGGATCTGCAGCAAATTTTTCTGGATTAACAGTATCTGGAACTGGTACTGTACAAACTCTTACAGTTTCAAATTCAATTTCAACACCAAGTATAACTTCTAGTTCTAATATTAATGTTAACACATCAAGTTTTGATATTAATGCTAGTGTTAGCATTGGATCTAATTTTGCAATTGATAAAACTACAGGAGATTTAGCAACAACTGGGGAATTAAAAACTACAGATTCTTTAAACATAAATGATAAACTATTAATTACAAATTCTGTTATTAGTAGTGCAGCTGGTCAAGACATTGAAATGACTCCAGCAACGGGAAAAATTGCTAAAGTTAATGGAACAACAGCATTTAAAATTCCTTCTGGTAATACTGCCGACAGACCAGCAACAAGTTTAGATGGATATATTAGATTTAACACCGAAACTGCACAGTATGAAGGATATAGTGCATCATCCACATCATGGTCTTCTCTTGGCGGTGTTAGAGACTTAGATGGTAATACTTATATTGTAGCAGAAGAAACTGTAGGTGCAAATGATAATACACTATATTTCTTTAACGATGCAACAAACACAATTAAATTAACTCCTTCCTTCTTAGATTTCAGAAGTGTTAAGAAAATTTCTTCTGGTAAGTTAGGTTTGCCAACTTTCAATGAGTGGACTTCTAATACACCAGTTGCTATTGATGACTACATCAAATATAAAAATAATCTTTATAAAATAACCGGAGCAGGAACGACTGCTTCTTCAGGAAGTGAACCAACTCACGTATCAGGAGATTTAAATAATGGTACTGCACAATTTAGTTGGTATTCTAGTGCTGTCGATCCACTAACTTTTGAAGAAATTTCAGAATTGAGAATTGGTCCAAATAAAGATTGTCCTTTAATTATTGGACAAGAACTCAAGTTAGATGATAACACTATTTCGACACAAGTTCAGGACTTAATTATCAAACCAAATGCAGGAAAACAAGTTATTGTTGATTCTGTAACTCATTTCAGAATTCCCTCTGGTAATAATAATGAAAGATCTATCGCTGCAGCTAATGCTGGATCTATTAGATTTAATACTGATATTCTTCAATTTGAAGGATATAGTGGTGCTAACTGGTCTTCTCTTGGTGGAGTAAGAGATGTTGATGGTAATACATACATCATTCCAGAAACTGCTCCTGCAGCAAATGAAAATATTTTATATTTTTATAACAACAATGTTAATACTATTCAATTAACAGAAACTGTTTTAGATTTTACAAGTATCGACACTATTACAACTAGTGGAGGAACAAATCTTGCTCTTGATACACAAACTCTTACATTAAATAGCAATGCTACCACTATAGATAATAGCGATTCAACTAGAACATTTATTAGCACCACAAAACAATATCTTGATATCGGTCTTTCTTCGGGATTAAATACAGATCCTGTTCTTAGATTAGATGATCAAGGTGACATCTTCTTTAATACTACATTTGGGTCTGGTTCTTTTAATGGAGTTAAAATTTTTGACGGAGAATTAAAAGAATTTGAGTTAGCAGATTATAAAATTAGTTCTGCTACTTTTACATTAGACAAAGGCGGATTGGAATCATCTTCTGCGGTTCTTTATGATAGTACAACTTCAAAAGGTTGCAAAGTGACAGTTGTTTCTAAATCAGATTCGGGAAAAAGATCTATGGTAGAGTATTCTGTTATAGATAATGGCACTGATATTTTCTTTAGCGAATATGCTTCTTTAAATACTTCTTCCGATCAATTTACATCAGCATTTGATTTTACTTCTTCAACAGAACCAAGAATTACAGTTACATTAACAGATGATCACACTATTGCTGACATTATTAACTTCACCATACTAATTCAGGAACTTAAGTAAAATGGCATCAAACTTACGAAAATTTGACTCCCTTGGTGGATTTTCTGTAGCAGAATTAATTCACGTTGATGACAAACATAATGCAAAAGAGTTTAACTCAATTGAAATGAAAAATTCGTTTCATACAGATAGTAAAACCACAAATTATATTTTGCGAGGATTGAATACTGCTACTCTACAGTTAGATGATGTTGGCACATCTATTACTATTGATAGTAATACTATGAATTTTATTACTGGACATTTTATTGGAGTAAATCCAACGGGTGTTGTTTACACAGGAAAAATTGAAAGTGCTGTTTATTGCAGTGATGTAGGAGCAGTTTCAGAACTATCGAATATGCTAACTATTATTAAACATGATGTTCCCGTTAGTGAAACTTGGAGTATTGAATCTTTTACAGCGACTAATCGTTTCAGTTATTCCACAGTAAGATCTGGAACTATACAAACAATTAAATGGGCAGTATCAACAGAAGTTATTAGTATTGCTTGGGCTTAATGCTAAATATATTATAGGAAAAAAGTCAAGAGCACGGGAACACCATGAGTTTTCATATTAATTCCGACAAAGAAAAAATTAAGGGTGTAAACCCCAAACTTATCGGTGATAATGAGACTACTATCAGAGTTGGCGCAGGAGCTAATGAACGAGAAGTAATGCGTTTAGAGCTAGATGCTCAGAGTGGATTGCCTCGTATTGGTATTAATAGAACTGGACAAAGAGTTAACAATATTGATATTACTTCTGGTGGTTCTGGATATACATTAGCACCCACTGTTGTTATTGATCCACCTCCATCTGGTGGAACTCAAGCTCTTGCTTCAGCATTTGTTTTTGCAGGAGAAGTCGTATCAATTGCTGTCAATGATCCTGGTAATGGATATACATCTGTTCCAAACGTTGTCTTTAATGGTGGTAATGGAGCTGGTGCTGCAGCGACTGCAGTTAGAGACACCGTTGATTTTGAACTTGATATTAATGGAGCTATCAGAACTTCAACATCTATCATTTCTGATACTGCAAGAATTCTCAACTTAGATATTGAGAATTTTGTTACTCCAGATTTGAATATGAGGGCACCAAACCTCAAAACATATATGAATGGCACTGGAACGCCATGGGCTTCTAATATTATTGTATCTGAAAATTCTTACAGATACTCACAGGGAAATATATACCAAGCAATTAATACCGGTACTACTGGAACACTTCCACCTACACATAAAGATGGTATTGTATTAAATGGTGATGTTAACTTTAAACATATTGGTTTTAGAGTATCTGATCCAAATAGTTTTAAATTTTTAGAAACTGGAGAATCTGGAGAGTTCCCGCGTTCTATTACTCCTATCCTAGGTGATAGATCAGACAAGATTGCTACTACAGAATACGTCCTCAATCTAGCAACTAATGACGTTGGTGGTCGTGTTTATGTTTCGGCACAAATTGGTTCTGATTTGAATGATGGTCGTTCTGCGGTAAACCCAGTACGTACTATTAAAAAAGCAGCACAGATTGCATGGTCTACCCCTGGTGTCAAAGAGACCCTTATTGTTTCTGGTGGTGATTATGTAGAAGATAATCCAATCTCACTACCACCCGATTGCTCTGTTGTTGGTGATAATCTCCGTTTGGTAATTATCAGACCAAGTAATATCGGAAAACATATTTTTAAATTTGGTGATAAAAACTATGTTACTGGAGTAACATATAGAGATAAAATTGATGCCAATGGCGACCCAGTTGGAACTTGGGATTTTGCTATGGTCTTTGACGACAAGCAAAGAATTCTTCTTGATAATGAAGTAAATGGAGATTTTGGCGTAGAGTTTCCAATTGGTCATCAAATTTTTGGACCAGAAAGATTTCGTATTGAGTTTCAAAATAATACAGGACTATCACTATTACAATCAGGAGTTCAAGTTGTTGGTTTAAACACTGGTGCTAGATCAAATGTTTTTGATGTTGTTTTTAATAGCACTACTGGCAATGATGCATTTACTAGTGGTAGTATAGATGTACAAATACAAGCAGGTTCTCCAATTCAAGGAGATCAGTATAATTATGTGACGTCAGCAAGTACTGGTGGATCTTTATCTTTAACAATCAGTCAAACTGCTGGCGAAAATATTCTTAGATTTACAACAGATCCAACTTCGACTATTCCAGTAAGTGCATATGTATATCTAGATGATACCGATGACTCTAGTTTTACTCAAGGATATTATCAAGTAACAAGTATTGATGATACTAATGCCCCAACATATTGGGATGTTCAATTTGTTCCTCTTCTAGGTTCTTCTGACTGGGATACATCTCAAGTAGAAACGATTACAATTAATTCGGCAACTCCAGTTGTCAACACAATTGATACTGTAAGTTTAAAATCAATTAGAGCTGAAGGTGAAGTTGTATCTTATGATGAAGATATTACCTCAACTCTTCCTATCTCCAGAATTGATTTTTCTTTACAGGGAGATCCAAGTATTACAACAGGAGGATTCCAAGAATCTCAATTTGGTAGTTCAGAAGATCTTGGTGGTATTGTATTCTACACCAGCGCACTAGTTGGTAGAACTAATACACATGAACTAAAAGAAGGTCAAGAAATTATTCTTGAGAATTTACCTACTTCAAATCCTAATTTATCTTTCTTGAATGGCAAGCAAAGAATTTATAAAGTTTTAGAAGACGCTGATGGTCGTTCTAGAAGATTTGTAATTCCTAAGAAATTTCCCGCATTTACAGTTGCTAACTTTAATCCAGGTGAATTTGCTACAGTAAAATCATACACAAAAAGTGTTACTTTATCATTACTTAACTCACCAAACAAATTTCCTCTTGCAACTCCTGTAGAAAGAAGATATCAAGATGCTTGTCAGTTAATTAGAAATAATAGAGAATTTATTGCTGATGAAGTAGTTGGTATTATTAATGATCAATTTAAATCGGAATATTATTCTGTATATAACTTAGATGCGGTTAATAATACATTTGATATTTTCTTAGGAACACTTGATCATCCAAACACATACGTTAGTGGTGGTACTATAACATTCAATGGCAATTCTTACAATATTAGTGATTTTGTATATGACACAACTGTAACTGGTGTTGCTACAATTACTACTACTGCAGCTGCTATATCTGCACTGTCAGAAGATGACACTGTTCAATTAGCAGATATCTTAATTTCTTGTGCTGCTGGACAAAAAATTTATCCTGCATATAGTTCCCCAACAAACGCAAATACTGGGTCTAACGGTGATGAGCAGTGCAGACAAGATGTTATTCATTTTTTAAATGCTCTTGTTCGAGATCTTGAATTTGGATCTAACCATAATATTCTTGAAGCTGCCAGTAAGTACGTTGTTGGTGGTAAAATTACATACATTGAAGATGAAATTATACAGAATGTGCGTGCCATTGAATATGCCAGAGAATTGGCAATTTATGCAATGTGTAATTGGAGGATTAAGGATAGAACAATTAATGATCCCGTTTACACAGTAAAGCATTCTACATTACCCAGATATATTGACGATACTATAATTTCAGCAACTGCAGGTGATCCTGCTTGTGATGATGTAAGATCTGCTATTGATACACTAGCATATCTTTGGGCAGATGTTATTACAAATGATGCATCTGGAACATATCTGGATGCTGCTTATCTAATTGCTAAGAATGCTGATCTAATTGCAGACCAAGCACTTATTGATACTGAGGTAGCATATCCAACTCTAGGTCTTTCAAACATTCGCCAAAGAAAATGTCGTAGAGATATTAGACTTGTAGTTGAAGGTCTTGTAAGAGACTTAGTATTGGGAGGAAACCATGGTGTTGTTTCTGCTGCAGAATCATATTTTAGCGGAACTGTTCTTTCTGGAATTCCAGAAGCACAATTAGAAGAAACTAGATATGCATTCCAGAAAGTAAAAGATCTTGCTATTGCGGCAATGCGTAATTGGTCTGATGGTGATGTTGTACCAACAACACCAACAGGATCTACATATGCTCCAACTACTGGAATACTTACAGTAACTTTCCCTAATCTTGCTATTATACCATCCCTTCAGGATAGGGTTGCTTTTGCTGAAGGTGCAATTACATACAGTTGTTCTCATGATGGTGGTGGTAATGATGCAAGTCCCTATAGAACTGATTTAAATTTTGGAAAAAGTTTCGCGCTTACAGATGTTTCATCTTCTGGCGGAAATACTACAATTACTGCTAATGTTGGAGTTGCTGGAACTAACACAGATGTACATGCGTTCGTAAGTGCTTTATCAAATGGAACTAAAATTATCTATGCTCCATTTGCTACTACATCACCTATTCCTAAGTTTGAGGATTGGAGTATTCTGGAAGACAGTGCAAACCCATCTTGTGCTGCTATTGCTTCTGCTATCACAACATCATTAGCAACTTTCGATAGTATTTTAGAGTATGCATCCGATGCTATAAATGGAACTGCTCCAGGTGCTATCACTCAAACTTTCGGAACTTTATTTGATTTTGCTAGTATCATCAATTATCCAGATAGTTTTATCTATGATTTTAATAATCAGAGAATGGCAATTCGTGGTAGATTTGATGATCTACCAATTATTGAAGCATCTCCATATACACAGAATGCTTCTATTATTTCTTTCAGAGGTGGTGGTGGTGCTCTAATTGATGGAGATAAAGTTAAGCAACCAAACTGTCCTTTCGCTGGTCTAGAACCAGACGGAACAGCATCGTTCCCAAATCAGGGTAAGTCGATGGTTGCTGCGGCATTCACGATTGTTTCCTTTGGTGGCACAGGATATAAAGTTATCAACGATGGTTATACCCAGTTAGTTTCCGTCTTTGTTATCTTCTGTCAAGATGGTGTTCTTTCTGAGACTGGTGGTTATGCTTCTATCACAAACTCTGCTACAAACTTCGGCACCTTTGCTCTAAGAGGAACAGGTTTCCGTAAAGACGCATATGAGTTTGATGCAGGAATTATAAACACTGTTTCACAGACTCCAACTGGTAGAACAACTCTTCGTATTGGAGATATTGGAAGAGAACCACTAGAACATTACATTGTTAAACTTGATGGGTATAGAAACGCAGATCCAGATAAAGAATTCTTTATTGATGCTGTATCTGAAGTTACTGTTGGTCCACCATTTGCTGCAACACTTACTATTGATGATGGTATAGGAAATGGTCTTTCTTTAATTAGAGAGTCTGATGGAGCTACTATCTCTGGTTTAACTGGACTACAGCAAGCACTGACGCCTGCAGGAGCAACAAACGCAACTATAAGATTACACAGACCATCTATTGTTAACTCTTCTTCTCATACCTGGGAATTTGCTGGTTCTGGTAATAATTACCTCGCACTACCAGAGAACGGTGGAACTAAAGTTGAGGCAAATGAACAAGTATCCGAAAACTATGGTCGTGTATATGTCTCAGGTACTGACGAATTAGGTGATTTTAAGGTTGGAACATTTGCAAGAATTGAAAACAGAACTGGTAATATTACTTTCACAGGTACTGTTACAATTTCGGAAGTTGAATTCCTGAAATTGAAAGGTGGTGATGTTGTTGTTACTGGTTTCGATAACTCTAATACTCTTGGTGGTGCCAATACCAGTGATTCTAAACTACCTACTCAGAAAGCAGTTAAGGATTATATTACCAACAACCTTGGTCCATATATCAACAAACCATATTCTACGAACGCTGTTCCTAGAGCACTAGTAGAACTTACTGACTCTGGTAAGATTTCCATTGACCAAATTCCAGCATTAAGACCTTTCCAAGTCTTTACAGTTCCAGACCAAGCAGCAAGAACTTCTCTTGATGGAGCACTTGCAGGTGATATTGCAATTCAGCAAGATACATCACAATCATTTATTTTAAACAATGATCTCGATAGTTTGTTCTTAGCGTTTGCAGTAGATTCAAGCCTCGTATTTAATATAAACGATGTTTATACAGGCACACCTTCTACCGGTAGAATTCAAGCTACAGAATATAGAGAGGGTGTACTTCACACTATCAACATCTCAAACGGTGGTTCTGGATATACAGTTGCACCTACTGTAAGTATCAGTGGTGGCAATCCTGTTGCTGGTGCTGTTCCCGCAACTGCAACATGTAGCATTGCTAACGGCGAAGTTGTTACTATCACAATCGAAGAAAACGCTGGTTTAGTTGGTGGTTCCGGATATACAACACAACCAGTAGTTACTATCACAGCACCTCCTGGAGCTGGCACACAAGCAACTGCGGATGGATTTATTGAAAGCAGATTGTATGGCGATATTGTTAACAATATCAAGATGCTTGATACTGATACTTTTGATGATAGTGATTCACCAAGTGCAAATACAATTAATATTACTAGAGTTGTTAATACTTCTTCTAATGATATTAATAATTGGGTTGGACTATCATCCAACCAGATTGCTGCTTCTGATATTCAATCAGGTACTATCGAAACAGATAGATTAGCAACTGGTGGTGCTGCAAACTCATTCACATTCCTACGTGGTGATCAGAATTTTGCTCCTGCTGTACAATCTATTAAAGGTGCTGAAACAAGATACTTTGCAAGACTATTCACGACAGCATCAGATGGTTCAAGTTCCTTTATTTTTGAGTTCAATCAAAATGCTTTAATTGGTCATGAAGTTATCGCTAATATAGCAGGAATTCCAGCAAATACAACTATTAACGGTGTTTCAACTGTTGCTGGAATTACGACAGTTTCAATTAACAATCCCGTCACTGCTGATATTGCAGCAGGAACTGTTATTGAATTTGAAAGAGGTAGTTCTCCTTTAACGTTTGACTCTTCAAATACAACTGGTAATTTTATTGATAGCGTTGTTATTGCTAACCCTGGTAGTGGTTATACCAATGGACAATTTTTTGATATTCGTCTAGATGGTGGATCAGGGGTTGATCTTAGAGCTAATTTAATTATCTCTGGTGGTGAAATTACTGACGCTACTGTAACAAACTCTGGTAGTGGTTATACTTCCGACTTCCAAGTCACTCCAAATCCAGCTACTATTGGTGGAGGATCTAACCTAGTTCTTCTTGCAAAAGTTAGCACGGTTAATAAACAGTTTGCTAATGTTGCTATTGATATTCAGAGAGTTTCTGATCTAACTATTTCTGCGGATGAATTTGGATCTATTGGTGTTGCCAGATTCAGAAAATCTCAGTTTAATATTGGTCAAGAAGGTAATGGATCTATTACAATTAAAACAGGTAATCAGAGTGGACTTGACGCTGATTTGCTGGATGGTGCTCAAGGTGATTTCTACTTAGACGGCAACAATTTTGGTGATAGAAGTATTGGACCAGATAAACTTAAAGATGATACTTATGGTATTAATATTGGTGGCAGATCCGGTAATACTCTAAGACTACTAACAGGTACTAGTAATCCAGCGTCCAATTTATCACCAAGTGAAAATGTTGAAGGTGTATCAGTTAAAACTGTATTTAATAGTTCTAATGGTCTTTTATCTGCATTCCCAAGTGTAGATACTGGAACTTCTAACTCTGCCAAACATTTGGTAATGACTCTCCGTAATGGTGGATCTGGTATCGATACTTCGTTTGGTGGTGTAAGACAACTTGCGTTTGCTAATGATGATCGACTTTATTTGCGTGGTTCTGGTGATGCTGTAACATCTTTCGGATCTTGGTATGAAATTTGGAACTCTGGAAACCAAGGTATTGATTCTGGACTAGATGCAGATAAACTTGATAACAAACAGGGTGCTTGGTATCAAGATGGTTGGAATATTCAGAAAAATGAAATTTTTGATACAAGACTTCCATCATGGAGAAGTTCTACTAAGTTCAGAGATAAGATTGAAATTAAATCTTTCTCCGGATCAGATGTCTCTTACAGAATTCTAGTAAGACAAGTTCTTGATGCTTCGCCAGGTGGAGTTTTTGCACCAGGATCTCAGATTAATATTTACAACATTAACAAGCAAGATATTGGTGATTTCTTCATTGATCTTGCTCCTCAATTAAATGATGCTAATGATTCTGCTAATAGTTATACAATGCTTATTGGTAGATTAGCATCTGGTGGTAATCTTGAGGATGCAGTATTCCTTGGTGTTGCAGGTGATGAAAGACGCTTTGAAAATTATGAAATTTTTGACAGCAACACAACACAGTTTGCTGAACTTGGAAACAATTCTGGTAATGGATTCTTAAGACTTGGAAGATATGATGGTTTGTTTGCTACAAGTCCATATGTATATTTCAACTCATCTCAATCACAAGCAGTAGATAACAACGGAGATCCTACTTTTAACTCTGCTATTATTGCGACTGGTGGTGATGCAAATGAAGGATCTGGTAGTCTTGAATTTAAGGTTGTCAACGAAAATGAACTGACAGTTAATAATAATATTATTTGGAACGCAGGTAATGTTGCATTTAATAGTGCTAATGTAGTTTCTACAACATCACTTAAGTCTGCTGTGATGAGAGATACCTCTGGTAATTTTACTGCCAATACAATTACTGCTGGACTGACTGGTGCTGCTTCTCTCAACGTATTGAAAACTGGTGATACAATGACTGGTGGTTTGACTATCACTGGCAATAACAATATCAATATCCAAGGAACTGGTACTTTTAATGTTGGTGGTAATGCTACGCTAGGAGCAGATCTAACTGTTGATAGTGGAACTTTCTACGTTAATTCTACCGATAATTTAGTTAACGTAGGTCAGACAACTAATGCTAATAATCTCACCTTTAATGTTTATACAGAACTTGGTGATGATGAGTTTGCTACAGGAGCAGCATTATCTTCTCAAAGATCACTTTACCAATCAAGTGTATTTAACCAAGTAGATACTGGTGAATCTGGCATCATTCTACAGCATGGTGCTTCTGGTGCTGCACAGTGGGGTATTACAACACACAGAACAGGTAGCAGTGTTGGTGAACTTATTATTAGAACCAGAACAGCAACTTCTACTTCCGCAACACGACTCACAATTTCTAATGGTGGTAATATTCTTCCTGGTGCTGATAGCGACCAAGATTTAGGTAGTGATTCTGTAAGATGGCAGAATATTTACAGTGATATTACACATGCACTTAACAGTGTAAGAATTGCTAAAGGAACTGCAAACCAAGAGGCAGACTTACAGTTTAGAGGTGGTGGAACTGGAGCAGGTGGCGGTAGAGGATTCCGTTTAGGAAACAACATTGGCGGTGGAGCTGATTTGTTTGAAATCTATGCATCACAAACAGTAGGAGACGATGATTGGAAGAGTCTCGCAACTCCAAATGCATTACCACCAGCACTTTCAATTCAAGGTGAAAATAATAGAGTTGGTATTAACACTAACACTTTCTCTGGTACTGACACCAGTGCATCTCCAAATATTAACAGAGATTATATCCTGAATGTTCAGGGTGATATGAACCTCAACGGTCAATTCTTCCAAAACAATGAGGAGTTTGTTACTTCTAGATGGACAGAATCTACCAACCAAACGGATATCTACAGACTATCTAAAGTAGGTATTAATGTTGCTAATCCAACAGATACATTACAAATTTCTGGTAATGTCAATATTGAAGGATCTACTTTTACTAGTGGACAAAATACTTCTGTTCTAGAAGCAAATGGAGAAAAACAATATATTGACACCTACGGAATTGTCAAGAGAAACAGTAATCAAATTTCTGAAGATCTTACAGTTGGTTCTAATGATAGATGCATGTCAACCGGACCTATTGAAGTTATTGGTGATGTCGTGGTAACTGTACAAACAGGTGGTGTATGGGTTGTGTTATAAATAATTGAGACGCCTAAGGAATACACATGGGAGCTGTAAAAGCTGATATCTTTACTTCCACGGGCGGGCCCACTGGTATTTTAGGTTTTCCAACAGGAACAACTGCACAAAGACCCAGCCCCGCTCAGGAAGGATTTGCAAGGTACAATACTGATATTGGTGCCATTGAAATTTATTACTCTGGTGCTTGGAATAAACTTTCTTCTGGCGCAGCTGCTGGAGCAGATGGATCTTCGTCAGCAAATGCTTTTGCAAATTTAGAAGATATTGTTGGTTTATACGACAATGGAACATATAATTTGTGGACCACTATTGGTGGAAATACATCAGCATTCCAAATGCCGATTTGTTTTGATCATGGTGGTCCTTGGTATGTTTTAAGTTTTAATTTCCCAACATACGGATTTAATGAAACTAATAATACATTATGGTCATGGGCGTATAATACTACCACTTCAAGTGCTTTAAAAAATATCCATGATGACTTTGTTCATCATCACTTCTCTAGATCTGGCAATCAATATGGTTGGCAGATGGCAAATGCTGAAAGAAATAGAGAAGATATGGCAGGAATTGGTGGATCAGGAGTCTCTGGATATAACCAAACCAATGGTGGAGGTGGTAATAGTGGATATGTTGATATTAATTATTACAATCATGCGTCCGGTTCTAATTTTACCAGTTCTCAATTAAATGCTTTGCGTGATACAGTCAGTCAATTATCGCATTTAACACCACACTATTCATTTACAGCTGATAGTGATGGTAATCTTTCAGGTAGTGTTGGTGATTGGACGGTTGACAATGATGAAACAACTCTAGGTTATGGACATTGTAACTGGATCAAAGATAAAAATGGTCAAGCACAAAGAACCAGTAATGGTTTTGAAAATGCTGATAATAATGGTTTCTGTGGTTTCTGGACACATAACCAATACTCTAGATATTCTATTCCATTTAACTGGGCATGGAGTCAAACAGTTGGTAATCCAGAAGGGTTAAGAACTAATGCTTTAATTATCCCAAATGAAATTAAAGGATACACTGGATCAGGTGGCGGCAGTGCATTTGGAACTTATTTTAGTGGTGCTGTAGGCAAAATTAATAACCGTGCTATATTTCTCTGTAGGTAATAAAAATGAGTAGAGTAGAAGCAGACAATTTTTATAGTGCTGGATCAGCATCAACTGGTGCAATAGGAATTCCAAAAGGTCAAGAAAACGAAAAACCAGTAAGTAATTTGCCTCAAGCTGGTCTCCGTTTCAATGAGACCACTGGAGGAATTGAGTTGTATGCAGGTGGTGCATGGTCTAGTTTTGGTTCTGGAGGTGCTGATGGATCTACTTCTGCCTCTGCATTTGGATATTTGTCCGAGGTAGAAGGTCTTTATACTGGCACTCAGAATTTGTGGACTACTGTTGGTGGGCAAGTTTCTCCATTTCAAATTAGTGTAAATTTTGATATTGTTGGTGGACCTTGGTATGAAGCTTCATTTTCATTTCCAGATGGTATTACTAGTGGTGGTATGAGCAGTGATATGGTTCATGTTACCAATAGTGCTACCAACGATGGTTTCAAAGGTGCATATAATGAAAATGTAAATGTCGGATATGGAGCACAAAGTTTTCCTTCTCTGTATGGACATTCTATTACTGCCACTCAAGGTGAAGGTATCACGGTAACAGGAGAAGTAACGACAGGATCTTCTGGTGGTACTACAAGTGTTAGATCAATTAATTATTTAAATCACGCAACTAATTCTAATTTTTCATCTATACAATTAAATGCATTGAGAAATATTATTAGTAAGTTGTGTCCAGCAACTCCTTTTGTTGGTTCTGATTATGACTCTGATGGTAATCAGTCAACACAAATTGGTTGGGAAAGACCGTGGGATCGTTATGCAGAATCTGGAACTGGGTATACACATATTGTTTATATTAGGGATGTAGATGGAAATACACAAATGACATGTGTTGGATCATCCGATCCATCAAACAATGGTCAAGCATACCTATGGACAGAAAACACATTCCAGAGAGTTAGAAATTATGTTGATGCTGAGGAAGCTGGTGTTGGTGCTGAACCATATGGTTTGTTAAATAGTAAGATGATTCTGCCAGCGCAATGGTTTGGTTATACTGGATCTGGAGGAGGTGCTGCTTTTGGTGCCTATTATAATTCAGATATTGGTAGAAAAAATAATAAAGTAGTATTCTTATTTAAATAAAAGTCATGAGCACAGTACAATCCAATCTTTTCGTAACGATAGGTGGCGACACTGGAGCCATGAAACTTCCTGTTGGAACTACATTAGAGAGACCACAGACACCACAAACTGGTTATCTTAGATTTAATAGCGATGATAAAGCTTTAGAATATTATACAAGCACCCAATGGAAACAAGTTGCTGGAACTAAAAAAGGAAGTAATCCTTCTGCAGCATTTGATTCTTTAAGTGAAGTTGATGGAGCATATAGTGGTCAACAAGTTTTATGGACTACAGCAGGTCAAGGAAGTAACATCATGCCTTTCAAAGTTTTGGTTGACTTTGATACTGCGGGTGGTCCTTGGTATGTAATTACTCCACAAAATTATCCTGGTGGAACAGGAAACTCCAAATATGTATTTGGTGGTGCCTCATATGATATGGCGGGTAATGACATCATGAAGCAATCACATACACAGAATGTGGATATTGGTTTGGGTCAAGGATCACAAAATGTCAGATCTCTTTTTGGACTCACAGATAACGCAAACTTTGGTCAATTAGAAACTGCAGTTAGTGGAGCATTTACTCCATCTGATAATAGCAATAACATGTATGCATGGTTTCCGTATTTTTATTACAATCATGCTACAAGTAGTCATTTTGCTGATGATCAGGTAAGAGCGATTGCGTCATCAATTAACACACTATCTCCATTAACACCATGGATTGGTGTTGATTCGGATTCTGATAGTAATAGTTCTGGAAACAGCAATACTTCATGGAACTCTTATAGTACCAGTGGTCTTAGTAATGGACATACTACTTGGGTTAAAGATTTAAATAATAATGTTCAGAGAATGATGAATGCGTTTTCTGGTAATAATGAGTCTTGCGTTTATGTCTGGACGAGAACTAGTTTTTCTAGGTTTAATACTGGAGGAGGGTTTAATAACTCAAATGGATCTCCAGGGGGACTACTTACAGATGCAATGATTATGCCAATTTTTCACAAATACTGGACAGGATCTGGCGGTGGTTCTGGATTTGGACCTTACTACAACCCAGCAATTCAAAACAGAATTAACGGATATACCTATATGCTCGTGAAATAATATGAATGAACCTATTGAATTTGGCGATGTTTTGCCAAAAATTTTATTTGATGAAATTGGAGAAGAATTATTTAAAAAAGGTTGGAGATTATCAAATAAATCTGTTAAAGGAACAAAGAGATTTTGGACACAGTATCAGGTAGATAATCCAATCTTCAATAAAGCTGGAGAGATTGTATTAGAAAAGATAAAAAAATCTACAGATGAAAGTATTAAGTTAGTTAGAATTCATTGTAACGGACAAACAACAGGTCAAGATAGCGCAGCTCATGTTGATTTTTGGGCAGATAATGTTTGGACTTTTATTTTATTCACCAATAAAATTTGGGACGTTAGGCTTGGTGGCGGATTCAATGTTATAAATCCCGAACTAAAAAAACATCAATATTACCACTATGCATCTAATTGGGGTGTGTTAATTCCATCTAAGTGGATGCATTGGGGAGATCCCCCAAATTCTCATACCGATGAATTAAGAACTTCGGTTGCTTTTTCTTTTACAATTGCAGATCAATATGATATGATTAAACAGAAAGCAATTGAAAGTGAACCATCTAAATGATTTACAATCTAAGTAATCCTTTTACTGCAGATTACAAACAATTTAAAAACATTGTAACCTCATCAGATTTTCCATGGTTGTATAGTAAAACTACAAACATTGATTCTGAAGAAAATGATTGTGAATTGTTTTGTCATCCTTTACTGCAGAGACCAGGACCAGGATCAAGATTTACAAAACAGTGTAGCAACTATACAGAGTTATCTGTGCATGTTGCCGAACAAATTTTAAATTACAATAGAGTTGAGTTTGAAACGTTTTGTCGCATGGCAGTCAACTTTACATATAACACTAAAGTTGGAAGTCCAAAACACGAAGATCATCCATTCCCACACAAAAATTTATTAGTATACCTCAGTTCTTTTGAGGATGGTTCTACTGTAGTATGTGATGAGGATGAAATACATAAATCAAAACCAGTAGAAGATCTGCCAATCGTTTTTGCTGGATCACATTACAACGAACCACCATCATCTGGAAACAGAATTGTTCTTATCGCAACCTTTATATAAATGACTATTGAAATTATTGATGATGCTTTAGCGCCAATGGAGATGGCTGCAATGGAAGGTCATCTAATGGGACAAGACATTCTTTGGAACTGGAATGAAAATATTGTTGCCGAAGAGAAAAGAGAGTGTGAGAAAAAATATGATCAACAAATGACACATTTGTTTTATATGAATCCCACATTTATGTCTCCAGATTACAGGTGTCTGGAACCTCTTTTTTATAAATTAAATGCTAGTGTTATGGTTCGGGTCAAAGCTAATCTAACATTTTGCACGGAAAAAAATATTCTTACAGGATGGCACACTGATGTAATTGAATCTTGGGGCAAAGAACATAAAACAAAAACAGCAATTTATTATGTAAATGACACTAATGGATACACTATGATTAGAGATGATGACGGTGTAGAAACTAAAGTGGAAGGTAATAAAAACAGACTAGTTATTTTCCCATCACATTACAATCATGCGGGTGTTACTTGCACATCTCCAAGAAGAAGAATTGTAGTTAACGTTAATTATCTTTGATAAATAACTCTATACACAATTACATGTGATAACCATGGATCCAGCACAACTCAAAACAAATTTTGAAGAGCAAATTGCTACAACCGAAAAGCAAATTGCGGAACTAGAAGAAAACCTAACCAAGGCAAGAGAGTATAAGATTAAACTCCAAGGTGGTCTTGAAACTTTAGGTC